ACCGTGTGGAGTTGGTTTGCACCAGCATTCCAAACGACATTAAATACGCTACCTATGAATTAGCCAACGCACTGGCTAATGACACGGACGCGATTACAGGGACTACCGGCGATACGGGGCTATACGAGTCCGTCAAGCTCGGGGAGATGGAAGTCAAGTACAACACTTCTAGTCAGGCTGTTGGAACTGTTAACAACGTATTTGACGTTTATCCTTGGCTTCAGTCTTATCTCGGCGCTTATTGTCTGGGCGGCAGTGGCTCGTATTCTATCCGCGTTGTGAGGGGTTGAGATGGCAGGAGCGCTCGACAGCCTTTTTAAGAACGTTGCTAAGCAGGTCGTTGCTGACTTGGGCAAGTCGTTTGACCACACGATCACATACACCCGCAAGGCATCTCCGACTTACAATACAAGCACTGGAGCGCTGACAACGACTGATACGGCTTACTCTTTCGACGTTCCAGTCGAGTTTGTCCATTCTCAGGAAGAAGAAGGACGTGAAGAGCGTGAGGCTCGGCTTTACATCACTCCTGATTTGATTGGTGACAGTCAGCCAACGTTTGAGGACACGATTACCTTGAAATACGCCGGTTCCAATCGCCAGGCACAGATCACTGATATTCGCACGTACAAAGGCGATCAAGAGTACATGTTTATCGTGCTGGTGAAGTTCTGATGGGACGAGCTGCTGAAGAATTTGAACGCGAAGCCAGAGCAGGTTTAGACGAAGCGTTTAATTCGTTGATTCGTTTGATTGCGACAGAGTTGCCTGAAGTGAGCCCGGTTTACACCGGATTTTTTGCGTCTAGCTGGCAGGTTTCATTGAGTGGACCTCCTGCTCCAAGAGACGAAATTAAAAATTTTGAGCCTTGGGCGCAGATCAAGCGTGAGAAACGCAGTCGGTTCCCTAGTTTTCCACCAGTCATTGACCCTCGTTTTGACATTCCTCGGGTCACGATCCAGGATCAGGTCTATATCGGCAACACTGCAAAGTACGCACGGTACGCACTGGAGCGCCCCAGTCAAATCGTTTCGTATATTGCTGGTATTCAGAAGCTGGCTAAAACTGTTTTCAAGCCATCGGATGGTCTTAGCCTTAAGGCATCTGCTCGCGGTTCTAGCACTGGAGCCCGTTACCGGAGGATCGTATGACACTTGTTGCTCCTCGTGCTGCGTTTGAAAAAGCAGTTACTGACGCTGTTGCAGCTGCTGATGCAACGGTGCAAATGGTGTACGACAACGTTCGGTTCACAACTCCGGGCAAGACCAAAAAGTATGTCTTGATGTCTGTGTCGTATAGCCAGAGCACGATCCAGACGCATGGCGCATCGTCAGATTTTTACGTTGGCGTCGTTCAATGCAACATCTACGTGCCCAAAAACGCTGGAACATCAACGCTTGCAGCGATTGGCGAGGCTGTGATTGATGGCTTGACCTCTGTCAATGCTTCTGATTACACGGATACTTTTAGTTGCAGCCCAAGATCACTTGACGTTTCTGGTCCTACACCGTTGGAAATCGAAGACCGAGCGCATTTTATTGGGCTCGTATCTTGTCAGTTTAGTGCTGTAGCATAGAATAGTAATGAAAAGGAACCCAACTTCCATGCGTGCATCGGAGCTTCTTCGCAATAAGTTTGGAGTCAGCCAGCTCTACAAGTACGAATTGAAGGAAGGCGATGAAGTGGTGCTGAACATCTACTGGCACCCCTTGACCATTGCTGAGCGTGAGTCGATCCAGAAAAAATCTGACAGCGATGATGCTGCCGATTTTGCGCTGGGCATGATGATTGAAAAAGCTATTGATGCTGACGGTAAGCGCCTGTTTCAGGATGGCGAAAAGGCTGTTCTGAAGAACGCAATCGACGCTTCTGTTCTGCAAGAGATCCAGATGGCAATGCTGACCTCTGGAGCGGAGAACAAGGTGGAGGAAGCGAAGGCAGACCTGAAAAGCTAATACGGACTGGTTTTTCATCTACTTCCTTGCGAAGGAGTTGGGAAAAACTGTCCGTGAGCTGACTGAGACGTTGACGCAAGAAGAGCTGGTCGGATGGGCAGCTTTTCTGGAGATCAAGAACGAAGAAGAAGAGAAAGCGATGGAACGAGCGAAAATGGGTGCAAAGGCGCAGTCAATGGGCAAGCGCTAAGATTGGACATATCTGTGGCTTGGCGCTGTGGTTGCTCCTATTGAGCTATCTCTAAAGGTCAAGGGCGACAAGGAGCTTAAGCGTACCAAGCAGCTTATTGATCAAGTCGAAAAGGCAGTTGGAAAGCTTAATAAAGTAAAAATTACTTTTGATACGTCTAAAGCAGAACAAAGCCTTCAACGATTAAAGGCAGAGATAAAAAAAGCCGAAGGTATTGCTGGAAACTTTTTTGGCGACAGCAAGATTCGATCAGGAATCGGAGCATTTTCGGCTAAAACAGGACAGGCAAGAAAAGAAATTCAATCTCTTCGAGTTGCTTTAGAGCAAACTGATAACGCTAGCGAGCGAATGAAGTTTGCGCTTCAAACTCTTTCTGGCCAATTTAAAGTAGCCCGACTAGAAGGTCAGGCGTTTGCAAAAGCAAGTGCAAAGTTTTTTGATGAGGGTCTTGGCAGTCTCAACGTTCGACTAAGAGAAATCGAAAAGCTGCCAAAAACGCTTTTTGCATCATCTGAAGCGATAAAAGAGCTGACGTTCATGCAATCCATGGCGGTTGATGGAACGGAGGAGTTCGTTCGCGTCAATGCAGCCCTTGGAAGACAGCTTGAAATAAATGCAGGGTTATTGGAGCGAGCGGCAAGAGCGCAGAAACCATTTAGCGCTGGAATGTCAATGGTGCCGCCAGGTTTGCAGCGACCTGCATTGCCTGCTGCTGGTCAAACATCTGGCAGTCGTGGTCTGTCTACTTTGGACCAAGCTGTTGCAGCAGCAGGTGTTCAGCAAGCAACTAGCGGAAACAGAGTTGGATTTGCCGCTGGAGTTGAGAGTATCGCAATGGAACGTGCGGCAGCTGCTACTCAAGCTGCAGCTGTTTCAAGTGCCACATTTGCTGCAAACGTTAAAAAAGCGGCATTAAGTGCAGGAACATTCCCAGATATTTTTAAAGCGCTTGAAGGATCGTTTAAAACGATTGAAAAGTTTTCTAAGACAGGTGGTGGCTTAGGCGGGCGCTTGAGGAATCCTTTAAAAGGAGTTGGTCCAAAAGGAAAAAGCATTATCAGTAGTGCTCTGATTGGCGGTGGTTTTCCACTGCTATTTGGTGGAGGTCCGGGCGCTGCAATCGGTGGTGGCATTGGTGGTGGTATTGGCGGCGCGATTGGCGGTGCTTTTGGCTTTGCTGGCGGAATTGTTGGCACAGCTATTGGACAAGCACTTGATCAGGCTGCTGAAGGAGCAAATTTATTTGCAAAAGAAGCGACCAAGGCTTCAACATCTATAGGCAGACTTGTCGAAGCATTTGGGCTTCGTGGAACGGGTGCAGCTCAAACTTTTGGTTTTGCAGGAACTTTAGGAATTGGAGGTGCTGCAAGACAAGCAGCAGAAGGAAGCCTTGAAACAATCGTAGGAAAAGATGGATTAGGCAGATTAGACGCATTGGCTCAATCTTCCGAAGACGCTGCTAACGCCTTAGATCGTTTTGGTGCGGCAACGACATCGTTCTTTGCTCCTTTACTTACAGCTGTTAATCAAGGCGTAGCAGGGTTGTTTGGAGGAATATCGCCTCTAGAGCAACAACGACGTGATCAAGAAGCGCTAGAGAACCTTCCTACACGGCAGCGAGGCTCGGCTGCTCGTCGCAATCGACTAACCACTAGGATTGCAGAAACAAGTGCTAGTCCAGAAGCCAAGGCTCAGCTTGAGCTAGAAGAAAAAATTACTGCAGTAGTTGATGCTAGAAAACAGTTAGCAAAAGATTCTGCTCGCGTAGAAGGCATACGGCTAACTTCTCGTCGAGATTCGTTTGCTTTTGAGCAAGGCACGTTGAAGGTTCAGGCAGAACAAAACAAGTTGGATGTTCTTGCAATTCAACTTGCAGGCAAGCTAACAGATCAAAAAAGAGAAGAGCTGAAGCTAGAGCAAGAGCTTGCTAAACAAGCTAAAAAAGAAGCTGAAAATGCTAGGGCAAATGCAGTAATTGAAGCAAGACGACAGATAAAACGCGAACAACTTGGAGTGCAAAATCGACTTCTTGGGCTTATTGGTCAAATAAACGGTGTCGAGCTGGACAGGTTAAAAGCAACAAATGGTCAGTTTGCTGCTCGGCAAGAAGAATTTAACAAGATTGACCAAACGCTAAGCCTTGAAAAAGCAAGGCTGGCTAATCAGTTAGAAACTAACTTGCTGGGCAAGCAAGAAGGTGAAATCACAGTTCGTCTTCGCGCTGAAAATGAATTCTTGGTCAAGCTTGCAGAAGATCGCGCCAGGCTTGAAAAAACCCTGCTAGTGCAGCGACATGCTGAATACGATTTGGGGCGTTTGCAGGTACGTCAAGCACTTGATCTTCAAAAAATTCAAGCTCAAACAGATGCACAACGCCAGATTCGCGAAACCAGCCCCTTCGAGCGGCAGCAATTTTTGCTTGATCCATTCTTTGGCAGCAGTCGTGAGTTAGCGGCAGGTCAAGGAGCTAATTTCCGCGAACAAGTTTCAATGATGAATTTCCAGCTTGCTCAAAACCAAGCTGGTTTAGACGTTGCTGGAATCAGTAAAGAGCGCCGACAGGCCTTAGAAGATCAACGCGCTCAGCTTGAGTTGAACTTGGCGTTGTTTAAGGAGTATCAACCTGCTGTTGATGAAGCAGCTTTGGCCCAAGCTCGTTTTAGTGATGCGCTAGCAATTACAAAGCCTGTTACGGACGACCTGTTTGACAGTTTGCTTTCAGTTGTTGAAGGAACAAAGACTGCAGAAGAAGCGTTTGCTGATTTCCTTCGCAACATTGCATCAATGTTGTTTCAAGCAGCTAAGAGCATCATTGCTCAATACCTTGCAATCGGTTATGCACGGCTGTTTGCATTCCCTGGAAGCTCTGCTGGACCAGTCGCTCCAGACGTGCAATCGGGTGCTGGATTTGGCTTGGGTAATGCAATTACTACAGGCATGAGAACTGCTGCTAGCGGTAAAGGAGCGTTAATGAACCAGCCGTATTTGGTTGGAGAGCGTGGCCCCGAACTGTTTGTGCCCAAGAGCAATGGAACCATCGTTCCAAATCATCAGATGGGCTCTGGAGCTAGTGTGACCGTAAACGTGGACGCTTCTGGTTCGTCTGTTGAAGGCAACGCTGATCAAGCTTCGCAACTTGGCAAAGCAATCGGCATTGCTGTGCAGGCTGAACTGGTCAAGCAACAACGTCCTGGCGGTTTACTTGCACGCTGATGGCTACTTTCCCGTCAATCACGCCGACCTACGGCGTTCAAAAGCGCAGCGCACCAAATGTCAGAACAGTGCGTTACGGAGATGGATTTGAAAGTCGTTTTACTATGGGTCTTAATCAAGACCCTAAGACTTATAGCTTAACGTTTCAAGTGTCAGAAACTGACGCCGATACGATCGAGACATTTTTGGACGCACGAGCTGCAGATTTTGCCAGCTTTGATTTCACCCCGCCTGGAGAAGGTAGTAGTTCTAAGTTTGTGTGCGAAAAATGGAGCAAGTCGATTCCATATTTGAATCGCGCCACAATCCAAGCAACGTTCCGCGAAGTATTTGAACCGTAATGGCAGTAGCAGCTTGGGCCGCTAGTACCGCGTTTTCTGTTGGTGACATCCGACGCGCCAGCGTTGAGCAGCCGTCTGGTTTGTTCTTTCGGTGTTCTACAGCTGGAACGTCAGCAAGTTCAGAGCCCAGCTGGCCGAACATGGTTGGCGACACGGTTACTGATGGGACGTGCGTTTGGACTGGGATTGCGTCGGCTTATGAGGAGCTGGCAAAGATCAACCCCAGCGCAATTATTGAGTTGTTTGAGCTAAGGCTGGACTCAACACTGCATGGCAGCAGTGATGTTTACCGCTTTCATGCCGGAGCTAACGCTGCTGTAAGCGGCAACATCGTGTTCAACAGCCAGACTTACACCCGTATTCCGATCAAAGCCGAAGGGTTTGAGTACAGCAATACCGGCACGCTTCCACGCCCCACGTTGTCGATCAGCAATCTCGATGGAACGATGACCACGCTGCTGCTGCTGGTCAATGCCACAACGGCAGGCAATGACCTTGGTGGAGCGGAAGTGCGTCGAATCAGGACGCTGAAGAAGTATCTGGATGGTGAAAGCGCGGCTGATCCAAATGCGCGTTGGCCTGAAGAGCGGTGGTTTGTGGATCGGAAAGCTAGTGAGTCACGAGACAGTGTGACTTTTGAGCTGGCTAGCAAGTTTGATTTGGCAGGGCAAAAGATTCCCAAGCGGCAGGTGATTGCCAACGTTTGTCAGTGGAAGTACCGCAGCAGCGAGTGCAGCTACACCGGCAGCAACTACTTTGACGTGAACGGCAACAGCGTCAGCACGTTGGCCGAGGATGTTTGTGGCAAGCGTGTGGCCAGCTGCAAGCTGCGGTTTGGCGATACAGCTGAGCTGCCGTTTGGATCGTTCCCTGGCGCTGGTCTGACCCAGTGATGCAACTGTCAGACGAGTTGCGATCTGAGATCTTGCAACACGCCAAGACTGAGACGCCAAAAGAGTGTTGCGGCTTGGTTGCTGTGGTTAAGGGGCGGCATCGGTACTTCCCGTGTCAGAACATCGCAGACACTCCTGATGAGCACTTTGTTCTTAGCGGCTGGAACGAAGTAGAGGATCAGGGCGAGGTGGTGGCGATTGTTCATAGCCACCCAAAGACCAACCCAGAGCCATCAACAGCTGACCGCGTTGCGTGCGAAAAGTCAGAACTGCCGTGGTTCATCGTCAATCCAAACACTGAAGGCTGGGGCTACTGCGAGCCAAGCGGTTTCAAGCTGCCGTATGTGGGACGTGAGTTCGTGTTCGGCGTGGTGGACTGCTACACGCTTGTTCGTGACTGGTACGCAAGGGAGTACGGCATCCAGCTGCGGGATTATGACCGCCGAGACAAGTTCTGGGATCGTGGTGAGAACTTGTATTTGGACAACTTTGCTGCTGAGGGGTTTCGCAAGATTCCGGTTGAGGAAGTGCAGCGTGGTGACTTGATCTTGATGAATCTGGTTTCACCGTTGCCAAACCATGCAGCGATCTACATGGGTGATCAACAGGTGCTGCATCATGTGCAGGGCAGGCTATCTAGCAGGGATGTCTATGGCGGTTACTATGGGAAGAGCACTGCCTGCGCCTTGAGGCATGAAAGTCGTTAAGGTCTATGGCGCTTTGCGTAAACGGCTTGGTCAATGCCGGTTTGAGTTTGATGTAGCAACCCCAGCGCAGGCAATTAAAGCGTTGTGCGTTAATTTTCCTGGCCTAGATAGATGGTTGATTGACAGCGAACAAGACGGTGTTGGCTATCGCGTAGCGGTTAGTAAAGAAAAAATAACTGAAGAAGATGTAACTCCTTTGTTCACACCATTTAGCGACCGCGAAGTGTTTAGCATTACGCCCGTAGTCGTTGGTGCGGGAAGAGGGACTGGACAGATTCTGCTTGGAGTGGCCCTAATCGCAGCGTCATTTGCGTTTCCAGGAGCAGGAGCGTTTGGAACGCTTAGTTTTTCAGGAGTAGGTGCTGCAGGAAGTGCTGCTGCTGTTACTGGAAGTGCTGCGATGACTGCGATAGGAACAGCTGTTAGTTATTTGGGCGCTGGTTTAGTTTTGCAGGGTATTGCGAATGTAATTTCACCTCAGCCTGACTTAAACAGCACGCTTGACGAGTCAGTCCAACTAGAGTCATTCACTTTTTCCAACGTTGTAAATACCCAGCGACAAGGGATGCCCGTCCCAATCGCTTACGGGCGGTTGTTTGTTGGATCGGCTGTGCTGTCGAGCGGCCTTGACGTTGATCAGGTGCAGGCATGACTCAGACTCATTACATCCAAGGCGCTGGTGGTGGTGGCAAAGGCGGTGGTGGCGGCAATCGCACACCTACTGAGGCAGACGACACTCTGCAGTCCGTACAGTTTGCCAACGTTCTTGACCTCATCAGCGAAGGCGAGATTCAAGGGTTAGACGACGGCAACAAAAGCATTTTTCTGGACGACACAGCCGTCCAAAACTCTGACGGGACCAACAACTTTGCTGGTTACACCGTTGTCACCCGCAACGGCACACAGGCACAGAACCATATCCCTGGGCCGTTTAATGCTGTGGAGCGGGAAACAGCGGTTGGCGTTGAAGTCACCAACGGCTCACCTGTTACTCGCAGCATTACGGACACGGATGTTGACCGTTTGCGTGTCACGTTGACCGTCCCATCACTGCAGATTCTTGAAGACGATGGCGATGTTGTTGGCCATAGCGTCAACATCAAGATTCAAGTTCAGTACAACAGCGGCGGCTATAACGACGTTATTAACGACACGATCAGCGGCAAGAGCAGCAACCGTTATCAGCGTGACTATCTAATTGACCTTACCGGCAGTCATCCTGTTGATGTGCGGATGGTGCGTGTCAGCGCAGATGAGACCAGCCAGAAGCGTGCAAGCACAACGATCTTTCAAAGCTTTACTGAGATTATCGATGACAAATTCCGTTACCCAAACTCTGCGCTTGTTGCTCTGCGCTTTGACTCGCGCCAGTTCAGCAACATCCCGTCTCGCAAATATCTAATTCGTGGAATCAAGGTCAAGATTCCAAGCAACGCGACTGTAGATACAACCACACACCTGGGGCGGTTGACGTATTCCGGCATTTGGGACGGCACGTTCCAAGCTGCTACTTGGTGCTCAGATCCTGCGTGGATTTTGTATGACCTGTTGATTTCGGAGAGGTATGGCGCAGGTGTGCCTGAAAGCACGCTTGATAAGTACGACTTCTTTGCCGTAAGTCAATACTGCAATGCCCTGGTCTCTGATGGCGCAGGCGGCCAAGAGCCACGTTTCAGCTGCAACATGCTGATCAACAGCAGGGATGAGGTTTACAACGTCATCCAGCAGATGACAGCCATCTTCCGTGGCATTTCGTACTACAGCGCTGGATCGCTCACGCTGCTGCAAGACAGGCCAGCTGATCCTCAGTACCTGATTAGTCAAAGCAACGTTCTTGACGGCATCTTTCAGTATTCAGGCACGTCCCAGAAAGCACGTCACACCGTTGCTGTTGTTGCTTGGCAGTCCTACGACACACGTGGCGATCAGGAGTATGAATACGTTGAGGATCATGCTGCTGTAGCCAAGTACGGCATCATCAAAAAGGACATCAAGGCCATTGGTTGTTACAGCCAAGGCCAAGCGCATCGAATCGGTAAGTGGGCGCTGCTGTCTGAACAAAACCTGACTGAAACTTGTCAGTTCAGTGTTGCACTGGAAAGCGGCATTGTTCTGCGCCCTGGGATGGTGATTGACATTGCTGATCCAGTGCGTGCTGGGGAGCGTC